GTGAAAAAAGATTAAAAAATTATTTTATAAAAAGTATTGACATACTTGGGGCAAGTATGCTATAGTAGCTACATAAATAAAAGAGAGGTAAAAAATGAAAGAAATAGAAATGCTTACTAATGAAATTAAGAAAGTGATTGGCTGCGAAAAGATAGCAGTCAACACTTACAACAAGGACATAGAAGAGAAATGCAAAGAATCCAATAAAATTGACATTGAAATGTATTTAATAAAAGATGGCGATGAATGGGTTGCCAAAACCAATAAAGTTATAACAGATGACTGCGAAATAACCCATTACTACTGGTTTAGCCGTAAGCCATCAAAGGACGATATTGGCTATGCTGAGTGGTTGGCAGACATCTATAATGATGCCAACATTGATGAGGTCTTAGGTGGTGATGTCGAAGGAAACAAGCTCAGAGGACTTATAAGACTTCTGAACCAACTTAGAAATGAATACAATATAAATAATTAATTTTGACAGCTGACCTAGCGGCTTGACGGGGAGAAAAGAGGCAGAATATGAAAAAGAGACTTGTAAAGAAAACGGCGAGGAAGTTCCTCGCAACCAGGAAACCCGTCTACGGCACTTACACCGAGGAGTGCCGCACCCACACGGACGGCAGACCGGGAGTCCACCAAACCTGGGCAAGAATGCCCGAAAAGGTCGGCAGAGAAATCCGCCGACAGGCAGCCAAGCAGGGGTGGGACGGCTGCCACTGGAGCAACCCGCTCATCCTCACGCAAGACATGTCTGCCCTTCTTGCGTGGGAGGAAGACCATCCGGGCAGATAATTAAAGCACTAAATTAAAAGGAGAAGAATAAGATGAAAAAGAATATATTGACTGAAAAAGAAAGAATCTATAACCTTACCCACAACGCTGCACAAGCGTGGGAGGCTGAAATACCTAAAGAAACAGATGTCGTACCTATTTTAGGCAGTATTAAATGTACTGCTGACTACATGGTGTCAAATTTAGGTTATGACACCAGGGCGTTATTCGAGTGTATCAGAGACGCCCATAAATATGCGTTACAACTCAAAGAATTGACAGTCGATGACCGTTTTAACGGTATCATAGAGGATATTGAAATCCTTGCGGAGTACGCAAAGGTTGACATATCTATATATGATACAGTTAAAGAGGAAAATGCAGCGGCAGCAGGAACGGAAACTATCAAAGTAGCAGATGTATACTTCGACTTTTCTGAAAGCGGATACAATCCTAAACTTATTGTCTTAGCTTTTGAGGGTTTTAAGGATTTAGGATTTGTGAAGTCTTATGACTGGATCGAGCTGGAGGATGAGATATATAAAGTGGAAAACCTTGAAGTGTTCAAGGACAACGCACAAAAATTCGTGCAATACCTTGATACAATCTCAAGATATTTTTACATCAACGGAGAAATGGAGCACTATGCGGGGTGGGATTTTAGAAATCTCAGAAATGAGATAAATCAAGCCCTGTCAAATACTGAAGGTACAGACAGGCAAAAAGCCTTTGAACTTGCTAAGTACCTGTATAACTCAATTTGCTTTGAAAACCCTGAGCCGGATTTTGAATAAACTTAAAGCGGAAACGGTTAATATTAGCCGGATCCGCTTTTTTTGATTTACTTAACTCTTTCGCCGCTTATGTGTATAAGTTCGCCGCTGTCACGGGTACTTACAGTCGGATTTTTTACGCAATAGCCCTCGGTGTCAAAAAAGTACAGCTCGTTATTTATTCTTACTGCATTATTGATATGGTAATTGTCCTTGTCATCATACACATACCACCAACCTGTGCCGTTTCTGTTCCATCCGTCTGCGTACTTTCTTGTATTTTTTACTTCTACAAGTTCCCAACGAGGTCGACCGTATCCCGCAATACCTGGATGGTTTAACGGGTATGATTTTCTACATACAGCACCGCCGTTTGGTACTACTTCCGCACCATCCGAAGTATTGCCTTCAATCGTGTATATCTTTCCACCCTCGACCTTTTCGACCCATCCAGTGTGGTGTATTCTTTTATCATTCTTAAAAAATATCTGGTCGCCTGTTTCGGGCTTGCTAAACCATCTGCCTATTCTTTTATATTTGTCTGCGCTAGCGGGTGTGTATGCGTCAAAACCACCAATCATTTTGGTGGCTAAATCCTTTCCAAAGGCGGTAATCATACACCAGTCGCAGAACATATCACACCACGGCTGCCCTTGCAGGTTTGGGAAGTAGTCACGGGCATATTTTGTATAGTTATTTTTTCCGGCGTTGCCTGCCTTGCTGTCGAGGTCTGCGGCTGTTTTCTTTTCAAGATATCCTACTTCGGCAGCAGCTACACTGAGCAATTTTTCTTTAGTTGTCATATTATTCTCCTTTAATTTTTACCCCCAAAATCGTTAAATTAAGGGGGTATTTACACATTGTTTTATTTAGCCTACTGTTCTTTGCCCTCTGGTATTCCAAGCACTACAGAGGTCAAAATTGAAACTAAAGCAGCCATGCAGGCGGTAGATAGAGCGGATACCCAATTGACCTCTTGCAATAAGGCGGTTGTTCCTATGCCTGCCAAAAGACCCTGGCAAAAAGTTCTTAATGCTCTTGCTGCTATCGCTCTTATGAGCGGATTTTTTATTATATTATCTAACATCTTTTCCCTCACTTTCCGGTAAGTCCATAAACTTATCATACAGACTATCCATAACCCCGTTCACGCCGAGATTATGGTATTGTTCGTACATATTTTTAAAGTTCTCTTTTGCATACAAAGGGGCAAATCCTTGCTCGTTGTATTTGTTATATAAACTATATAGCTTACTTCTTAGCAAGGCTTGAACACCTTTTTGCACTGCTTTATTTTCAATATCAATCTTCTTAACAGCCACCCAAATCGCACGCATACAAGTAATAAATACGGTAGGAAAGCCTATAATCATAAGAAATTGGTAAAGTTCGAATGAAATCTTAAACATTGTTTTTAGCTCCTAAAATTTAATTTAAAAAGGCACTGACTATTCGCATAATCAATGCCCTTCTTCCATTCACTACTCTTCGGTAGCAAGATGACCCATTTCAAGGTCGATAAGTGCCTGTTTCACAGCGTCTTTAAGCTTGGCGGGAACCTGCTTAAAGGTTCTTAAGCCCTTGATGATAAGGTATGCGTATACCATTGCCATATATTGTTCTCCTTTCTTAATTTGCTATAATAAAACCGCTTAGCGGCTCTATTTTTGTGATTGACCTTCTAATATTTCTGCTAAAGCAAGCTGATTATTAGTTACTTCTTTTTCAAGCTCTTCTAACTTCTCGTCTCTTGTTAGTGGTCTTTCGACAAAGACAGGCTTAGCAGTACCGTCTGTCGTGTCAAACCTTACTAAAATCTTTCCCGGCGGAACTTCTATTTGTAAAAATTTTAGTTCACCTTGGGGGTCTTGTGCGGTGTCCATCATTTGATGATAGATATAACCGCTGCTATCGTGTATAATCTTCATACAATCTCCTTTTAGTTAATAAATTCTATATGGTTAATAACCATTTCTGCGGTCATCGGATAAAAGCTTGTGCCGTTTGCGTAAACAAACAAATAACATTGCTCATTTACGCCCGATATGTCTATTTCCGCCCATAGTTGTTGCCCTGTTAGACTTCCATGTTCGACACCTTGTTCGTCTTGTGCGCCGTCGTGGAATGATACATGCACGCCTTTATAATCGTTTGCGTGGTCTACTATAAACTTGTATCTTTCAGCTGTAACTTGTTTAGTAACATTTTTCTTACTAACAGCTACTAAACCAAAACGAGCGTAAGACAAGTCGTTTATATTAGCTCTTTTTCTATACGAACCGGCGAGGAACTTACCGCCTATTTTTATTCTTCTGAACGGTGCTAAATTGACACTGTGAGCAAAAAAGGCAGCTACAGAGGTCAGAGGATTGCTTGTATCACCCTGGGCTTTTACACTGAACCTTAAGCCCCCATCCGCAATGCCCAGAAATCTAAAATCCGCATTGTTTACACGATTTGCAAAATTGTTGCTATTAAAAGCCATGTTGCCTTGTGCGTAAACAACGCCCATGTTTATCTCCCTATCTGCGTTAGCCACTCCCGTTAGCAAAGCGCCATCGAAAGTGGCATTATAAAAAGCCGCTCGACCTGTGCCGTAGTCGACCATTTCACCCGGTATTCCGAACATATTCGCACCTTGTCTAATATTGGGTCCAATCAGGTCAGGTTCAGCAAGATATACCCAATTTGCGTTTCTTATGACAAAATTATTAGGTACTCTTACAACAACCCCTCGCCCAGCCTGGGGGTGATCTATAGCGTGCCCCTGATTTGCCCATGCGTACAGCATATCTAAGTAACCTGCAACTGTTGCACTCCAAACTGGCAAAGCTCCTTGAAGCCCTGCCACTACTTCATCCGCTGCTATCTTGTGAGCCTGTATCCCTAAACCTTCCCACACTTTTTCAACTTTCACAGCAGCTTCTGGCGCCCAACTCTCTCCCTGAGCTTCATAAATTCCCGGAGGGATGTTATGTAAAAGCACATATCCATTTGCCAAAAACACCTGACCTTGTGCAACTCCTGTTTTACCCACCACCGGTATGCTTCCTTGAACTTGCCCGATATTTTTATCAGCTCTTATGTTCTCTGACTTTAAATCCGATAAGGGGATAAACACAAAGGCAGTTCTGTTGTCTATAGCATATTTTTTGCTGTCTTCCGGTCTGAGAGCTACTATAAGCCCTCGCCCTAAACTTGGGCTATCTATAAACTTGCCCATACCAAATTGATCCCCTCTTTGGTATGCAAGCATAACATTAAGTAAATCTGAATTAGAAGTAAGTAGCGGCATAGTACCCTGCACTACTTCATCGTCACTATCTGAAGTGATCGTACTTTTACCCTCAAGTACATCTGCCTTATTTGCAGTTACATCACTGCTATCTATTCCGCCTGACCCTCCGGACATCAATACTTCACTCATTCACTACACCCCCTTTAACCCGATTATGATATCACCAGTCGGCTTTTTTAATACCTTAAAAGCAACTTTACCGGCTCGACATTCTGCCACACCGGACGATATATAACCAAAATTTTTATTGTATGTTTTTAGTGCTTGTTCATTTATGTTATAAGGTGCATTTTTTACAAGTATCGGCTTATTTGCTGCGATAATACCCGGCACGCTTACTTCTTGCTCCCAAAATTCACCATTTTGTATCCAGTTGCTTAAAGGCAGCAGGACATTTTTAGTATCCAAAATCATATCTACAAGCGACTTATCAGCCTTAAGTTCCAACTCTGCAATCGTTGCATATATGCCGCTTGGAGTAGTAAATTCAAAACTTACATTAGATGAGTTAGTAAGTTTTATATACATCTCGACCAATATGGACACTGGAGATGTGGCAAAATCCGGAATATAATCCGCATTAATCGCCGTTGCTATTGCAATTAGCACCTCTGAACCTGTTCCGACTTTAGCAAATACACCGTATTCAGTCATGTTGTAGCCAACGGTTATATCTTTATTATCAACAGCAGCAGCTATTTTCAGCGTATTGTTATCAATTCTTTGCACGGATGTCAAAGTAAAGCTGTTTTTCATTTGCTTAAGACTTGTAGCAGTTTCAAGATTTTCACTGCCTGAATAAGTTCCTGAGCCAACCTTTAATGTAGTAAAAGATACTGCTGATTTATCTTGTATAGATTGTAAGACTAAAGCTTTTCCCACAGATGTAACCACCGCACTTCTAAACTGTGCCATCTTTTTATTCCTCCTACCTTATCATCATTCGCATAGCATATGTTCCAAAAGCAGCTATATGTGTTTCAGTTTCAAGCTTTTGACCTGATATAACCTTATCTAAGCTTGAACTTATGTTCTTTATTTTTGAAATTATCTTATTAAGCAAATTAAAAGTATCAGCGCTTAAAGGTTCAGTCGTTACTATCTGAAAAGTTCCCGGTGTTCCGTTGTTTTCAAACCATTCAATCAACATTCCGCTACCAAACACATAATTTATCATTTCCTTAACTGCCGCTGGCGTTCCTGCTTTTTGATACAATTGAATTGTCCTTTCTACAAGTAATCTTTTTTTTTCAATTGGCAGCGTCTCATCATAATAAGGTGTATTCAATTCCACTGCTCTAGCATCTAGCACCTCCTCATCCAAACTGTCTATGTCAAGTAGAATTAATGCGGAATTTAATTTATTTAAAAATCTCCGCATTGTCTTATTGATTGAGTAGCTAAGTGCTTTTACTTCATTATCATTTGCTAATCCAGCTGGAAGTATATCTGTTATATGGCCGTCATAAAGCTTAATCATCTTCAAGACCTCCATAAGTAATTGTCTTGTTTTTAAGAAAAGCCAAATCAGTATCGGCTACAGTCGAAAAACTCGGCATCCTCACATCAACCCTCTTAGCTCCTGCATTAAGCATAAGTCTGATTAGTTGTGACGGGTTTATGTCTCTACCAATTTTGGATCCCTGCCAAGCTGTATATGTATCAATGGCTTCATTTACAGCCTTTTGTATAGCTGTAGCATTTGCTTTATCTGAAGAGTTAATGTAATAAGTTAAGTCAATGTTATAGCTTATCTGTTTAGGAGCTGATACATTTACAAGATCCGTAAGCGGTCGCCTATCCTCTGCCGACAAATATTCTTTAAGCCCGTTGCAAAAACTCTCATCTGGTAGCTTTCCATTTTTTAAAACCACTCTTACATCCACCACCCTTGGACTAGGATTAGTAATCTTTACATCAGAAACTAAGCTCGAATACTCTTTTGCAAAGTAAATATAAGCGCCTTCAGGTCCTGCAACTGAAAAAGAAGATGTTGACTTATAAATCCGTTCCCTTAAGCCTTCATCTTCTTCTATATCTGTACCGTATGCGGTTGTATTTAAGTTTTTTACTTGAGAAATATAAGCAATAGAGTCAACCAATACATTTATTTCTCCCTCTAAAATTCCGTTTCCTGATTTACCTATTTCAGAACACTCTACATCCACATCTATATAAGTGTTCCCTGCTTTAATTTCTGCCACTTTAGTAGTAAGAAAATATCTGTTACCATTAGTGCATCTAGTACCTATAGGAATTGTTATATTTGAAGTTCTTGCAGCAGATAAAATAAATCTAATAACAGTCTTTGCCCTTTCGCCCTGCTTTCTCTGTACTCCAAACATTATCCCTATTTCATCCAGATATTCACCATAAGCATACTTTAGCAAATTCATTTTACCCATATGGTCAAGCCATATAAAAGACTGATAAATGTGTAATACTACAGCATTCAGAATAGCCCTGTAGGGACTTGCAGCAGGCAAGGAGTAATTACTTATTCCTGTAAGTTCCATATATTTATCTTGATAATCTTTTATAAGTTTTTCTCTTTCATCATCAAGATTTATCCCTTCTATGAAACTTACATCCGGAATTCTATCAAATACCGACTCCATTTTCTTCATCCTTCCTTTCTAAATATATAACCGGGTATAATTCCGATGCCGTTTCCTTTTCCTCATCAAATATGACTTCAACAACTTCAATGTTATTAAAAAAGCGGCTAACCTTATCTATGACTTCTTGCGGATATAAAGCTTTTATAATATCTACATTTTCAGATACCAAATCAAGATCTATACCAAAATCTCTATTAAGCGGACATGTGCCGGCGTAGGTGCTACATAAAAACCTTAAACCCTGTAACAATTCCTCATCCTTTATATCTGTTATAAAATCAACATTCATTACATTCATAAACACCCCTTAAGTATATTCCAAGAATGTCAATGTTAGAGTAGCTTCATATATTTGCCCTTTCCTATACACTCTTTCCCATTTTTCTGACATTTTAGATATAACAAATTTATTGTTTCCCACTCTTCTGCCGCCTATTATAAGATAATTAGCGGCACCTTTGCTGATTGCATTTTCTATCATTTTTATAGTTCTTCCAACATTTATTCCAAGGGCAGCAGTCAAGTGTATTTTCATGCTTAATTGTTCAGAGTCAGTACCTAAAAATTCCTTTACAGGTTTTCCGGATACGGTATCGTGACTGACCCATTTGGCTGTTACTGTTCTTGAAAAGTCTTTGAAAGTAAGAACCCTTTTTGCTGATACTCTAAATATTAAGTTCAATCCCCATGTTCCTACTAAAGCCATTTTTTTATCCTCCAAGCTGAGATACTTTTCTTTCAAGTTCATTTACTCTATTAAGCAAACTTATCATCTGTTTTATGGACACACTACCTTCAGAAATACTAAAAGCAATATCTCCGTTGCCTGCTTTTACATAGCAAGTGTCTACTAACTGTTTGCTATATATCCCCTGTCCCGTAAATTCCGAAACCTGTATGTCGTTCCATATTGTTCCTAATACAATGCCTTCAGTTGTTCCATTAGATAAATGAGCTACGACTACCATTTCACCAATACCAGGCATCCTGTATTCACCATTCGCTAAAGTCGGCATTATGGCAGTAACAGCCGCCGTTTTATCTTCATAAAATACTGATATCATGCCTTTTGTATAATCTATACTTGACACTCTTCCGACTCGTATTATATCTGCCATATTATCTCCTTATTCCGGGATATTTAGCACGGTACCTTCCCAAATCCAGTGTCCGTTGCTAGACGATGTTTTTCCATGAGATCTTGCCACTTCTTCTATAAGCTCTTTGTTAGCTTCATAGATTTTCTTATACAATTCACCTTTTCCTCCATAAAACTTTCGAGCTATATTCCAAAGATTGTCATTCTTTTTAACCGTGTAGCTTCCTTTTGCACCTGCGGTACCTTCCACTTTTTTATCATCTCCCTCGCCTTCTTCTCCCGGCTTTCCGATTTTTTGAATTATCTTCCTAAGTTCTAAACTGACCTTATAGCCGTTACTGTCTATAGTATGATCTACCTTGTTAACAAAGTATTTCCCATCCACAGTGCCGCTAAAATCTACTAGCATAACATTAGAAGTCGCAGCAACAAACAAAGGCTCTTTCAGATTTATTTTCATTGTTATAAGCCCCCGATTTGCTTCATTTACTTTTGCAAGTGCTTTACTTTCTGCATCTGCTGCATTCTCAGCCGTTTCATTGATATACAAAAGCCTTTCATTAGTACCGACATTAACCGTATATGTTTCATTCTTCTTTGCATTTGTATAAGAAAATACAGCACCGGTATAAGTACCGACCACGGACGAGGCATATTCCCAGTCTGAACACATGGACGGATTTATACTATACACCGTAGCCTTATCCTCATACTTATCTTCACTATATATAATTATTTTTGATGAATATACCTTCATCTTAAGCGAATAATCACCTGCCACTTTGGAAAGAAAAGCGGCATCTGTTTCATTGCTTTGCTCTATCTTTTCAATGACCTTACTGTCATCACCATCAAACTCCAAGGGTATTCCGGCAGCAGTTGCTATTTCTGTGGCAATCTGCTTAACGGTTACTGATTGCCAAGTCTTACTTTTAGTCTGGATCTTAAAACCATCATTAATCGGCGTACTTGTCGCATTTATCGTACAAGTAAGCGGCTTTGAATTTATGGAAAAATCATCCACTACAAATTCACCACAATTAAAACCTAAAACCCCAACTGCATATCTTGTTATTTCAGCTTTTATTTTATCATTCATCTTAGGCAGCCAACCATTTTGCCATCTTTTGTCTATATTATCTATAGTAAGACTTATTGCATCGGAGTTACCGCCCGATTCATCAGTATAAGAAAAGCTTTCTATATTACCTATTTTAGTGGCTTCATGCCCCTCATAAGTAATTGAAAGTTTTGTTTTTCTTACATTATCCATGCTATTTTCTCCATTCTGGAAGTGATATATTGGTATCAACTTCCTGCTTAGGGCATATTACTTGCTCGCCCCCTGAAAATACAAAAATATGAAGTAATTTAGGATTGTTTTCCATAAGCAGTTGAGCTTTTAGCTCATCATTATATGAAGCCTTAGCAACTATATCCCATGTATCGCCTTGTTTTGCCTTATAAATCTTATCCATATATCTGCTCCTTAATTTGCAAACCCTAAGCGGTTATTCTTTTTAACAAGCTGTTTATACATCTCTTCAAACTCCCTAAGACTCATTCTGTTAGCTTCAACAATATCATCTTTTGATGGAGTACCTCCGTTAAAATTCAAAACAGGTGCAAAGTTTATACTTGAACCTTCTGAACTGCTGCTGTCTTCAAGTTTACTTAAGCTTGTTTCAGCTCTTGACTTTCCGTCAAAAACTCCTAAAAGTTCACCTGTTTTTTTCCACAAATCAATACTTCTTTGTGAGCCGTCAATCGGTATAGCTGCTTCTGGACCGTCTTCCGCAAAGGTTGCTAAGGTTGGATTCTGAATTATTCCACCAGTTGCAAATCCGGGAAGTCCCTTATTATTAAGCTTATTAAGTTCCTTGTTAATAGCATCCGCCCTACCCTGGGTACTCAAAACATTTCTTACAGCTGAATTATCAACTGAATTAGTGGCAGTTTTTAGATTAAGCATAGCTGTAACATTAAAAGGTGTTGAAAAAGCATCATCTACAATGCCCTGCATAGCTGTCCGCACTTCTCTTGAGACACTTTGATTAGCTTTAGCTGCAACACTTATAGCATCAAAAGCTGTTCCCATATAACTTTCTGCCAACTCCATCATTTCAGCAGCTAATTCAGGATCTGAAACGCCCTTGGATATCTCTTGCTGTATAAGATACCACATGGCAGTCTTATCACCAGCCATAGCACCAATAGTCGCACTATCTGATAATCCCTTAGCTATTTCTGCAGGAATCTCCTTGCCCATATCTATATAATTTTTCTTAGTATCTACAAGCTCTTTATAAAAACCATCTTGCATCTGTCCCCAAAAGGTAGACATTGCTTGAGTAGTTTCATTGTCATATAAAAACATCCCCTGCATTACTTCGCCAAAATCACCACGATAACTCGCCACAGCATTTTGCATCTGCTTATGATAAGAACCAACTTCTGAAGAATAATTATCTAAAATAGCACTATTTATAGCCTCATTTCTCTGAGTTCTTGAAAGTGCCATTTTTTCAAGATAAGCAGACTTGTATAATTCAGTCTGTGCATCATATTGCTCTCGACTTATTTCACCATTTGCTAATTGCCGTTCAAGTCCAGCCTGCATTTTCATTTGCACTTCTCTTGCCTGAACATCCATATCTTCTAAGTATCCATTAGTTTGTTCCAAAACATTTATAAAAGATTCTGAATCCAGATTGGTCAAACCCTCTGTAGCTATTTTTAGCTTTGCAGCATATTCAGATGATGCAAGCTGATTTTGAATATCAGCTATTTGTTGCTGTAGTTTTGATATATTTTCAACTTCATCTATTGTAAGAAGTCCATCATTAAAGGCTTCATTAACAGTATTATTCAGTTCCGTACCAAGTCTTGTAAGCTCATCATAGTTACCCTTATAAAAATTATCAAACTGTGCTTTTATGTTACTTTTCTGTGTTTCATCAGCTATTAAAAAATCAATACCTAAATTGATTGCATTGTGCTCACTAATAAGGGCATCTTGAGCATTTGCTATAAAGCTTGAAACAGAATTTAAGTAATCCTGCTTATCTCTCTCGTTAAGATCTATGCCTATATTAACTTTCCAGTTCAGTTTATCTAATTTAGTAGCTGAGCTGTTAAATTCATTTATAAAACTTTTTGTTTCATCAAATGCAGCTATGGTAGTATTTAAACCTTCAAAAATACCATTATCAACTATATGCCTTGCTACTTCGTCAACTTCTTTAAGACTTAAAGATATATCTCCGAAATGCTTTGCAAGGCTTCTTTTGCCTATTTCTGCTTGTGAAGCTTTATAAGCATGAGTAAGAGCAGCTATCGCACCTACCGCTAAAGTAGCACCCATAACAATACCTGTAACAGGATTTGTAAATGCAGCGGCTACTGATGCAAGACCTTGAGCAAACTTAAAAGCCGTACTTGCCAGCTTGTAAGTCATCATTGCACTGCCTATTCCAATTAATACAGATGATATAGCCGTCGGATTAGCTAAACACCATGCACCTAAATCAAGTAAGGGCTTTGCAAAGTTCAAAACCGCTTCACCCGTTTCTAATAGCACTCTTCTTGCTGTAGGAAGTCCTGTAACAATCGCATTTGATATGTCTTTTATGACTCCGCTGCTTTTAAACCATTGTGTTGTTTGTTGCACTATCTCCGTAAAGCCTTGAGTAGCCTCTCGCATAACAGGCTTTAAGTCCTCATAAATCTTTATACCCGCACCCTCCAAGGCACTACCGGCAAGCGTTATATCTCCTGCCAAGTTGTTAAGCCTTGTGTCTGCCATTCGTTCAGCTGCTCCGTTTGCGTTTTCTATTGCGCTATATAGCTTTTGATAATCGCCTTCCGAAGCTTGTACTATCGCAAGAAGTCCTGACATGGCTGTTTTACCTGCTATTTGTTCAGCGTTCCAAGCTGCCTCCTGCTCACTCATGCCTGCAAATGCTTCCCTCATATCGTCCATGATAGACTTAAAAGAACGCATGTTTCCGTCTGCGTCAGCTGTGGCAATTGTTATATCTCCCATAGCCTTAGATGAGATTTCCACACCCTGAGCGCTCTGAGTCATGATTTTCCTAAGAGCCGTACCGGCTTGACTTGCCTTAATTCCCGTATTTGCCATAAGTCCGATAGCCGTTGCAGTATCTTCTATGCTGTACCCCAAAGCACCTGCAACCGGCGCAGCATACTTAAATGTTTCGCCCATCATACTGACATTTGTGTTTGCATTTGAAGAGGCAGCAGCTAACACATCTGCAAAATGCGTACTATCTTCAGCACTGAGCTTGAAAGCTGTAAGTGCATCAGTAACTATATCTGAAACAGAGCCAAGTTCCTCACCGGATGCTGCTGCAAGGTTCATGATACCTTCAACACCGCTTAGCATGTCTTGAGTCTTCCAACCAGCCATAGCCATATATTCCATTGCTTTACCTGCTTCTGTAGCTGAAAAGACCGTATTTATACCCATTTCTTTTGCCTTATCGCTTAATAATTGCATATCTTGAGTACTTGCGGTTGATATAGCCTGAACTGTTGACATCTGCTTTTCAAAATCCATACCAACCTTGGTAGACGCTGCAACAACCGCACCTGTCGCAAGGGCAGCGGCTTTAGCAGCAACCGCTATGGCATCAAATACTTTCTTTGCCGTTCGTTCGACTGCTGCAAAGCCTTTATCCATATCAGCAAAGCCTGCACTAAATTGCGATCTCATTGCCATATTTGCCTTCACTGCTGCTTGCTGCATGCTTGCAAGTTCTTTTTTAGTCATTCCGGTAGCTGCTCTAAGAGATGCGTCTGCCTTACCTGCTATTTTTATAGCCATTTCATATTCTTTTCTGTTTGCCAAGGTCAAGCACCTCCTCTACTACTTCATTGATATCAAAAATAGACAGGCTCAACCAAAAGTCGTAACCTGTCTTTAATTCCATTGCCAGTTTTAAGCATATCCTTCTATATGTCTTACCGTCCGTTACCCTTAATCCTTTGAGTAGAAAAAACCGGACACAAGGTTCTTAAGCCTTACAGCCTCTTTTGCAGGCAAATTATAGAAGAACTCTATAGGCTTGCCTGTTACCCTGTGAGCAATAAGACAAGCATAATTCATTGATAGCTCAGGAGTACTTGTCAGCTCCCCGCTTCTGCTTATTACCTTTTGTGCTTCAATCATATCTGCTGCCTTTACATCCTCAAGACCTGAAAGATCTATGCTTTCATAACTTTCGCCCTCATACAAATAAGGTTTATAAAAGTTAATTGTGTAATTCTTATCGTTATCCATAAATTCAATATCTGTACTTTCTTCCATCTCTAAAACCTTTTTCTTTTCACTCATAATTATGTCAAGCTCCTTACTTTATTCATTGCATCAATACCGTTAATTACAAGTTTAGAATTAAGAGTATCATGCTCAAATTTTGTTTTACCTTCAACTTCAATCAATATATAGCTTACAGATAAAGTTACTGAAGAACTCATTACATCAGCTACTTTTACAGAACCGGGAGAAAATGACTTTAAAAAACCTCTTACAACAACCCTCATACCTATAAGATTTATAGCTCCTGTTGAGGTGTCTGTCACTTGTATGCTGCCCCTTAAGGTCAAATCTACCTGCTTGCGTGGATCCATAACAGAAAAAATATCATCTGTCAAAGTTCTAAAAGGTACCGTAAATTCCTTGCTGTCATAAAAACCTATTATCGGCACATCTATTGAGCCTGCAATTCCTGCTCCTGTTATTGATGCCGTCATTGCATTAAAATCAGGCAGTGTAACCTCATCCGCAACCCCTATGAGCCTTTGTCCGTTTTTATATACATTGAAACCGTTTATAGTTGTAGGATACCCTGTCATTATTCGCCACCTCCTATTGCACTTTCAATCATTCTTGGATCAAATGAGAATGTATTTTCTATATACTGCCCTGGTATGTAAGGCGCTATTTTTTCCTTAAATTTGATTTCTCCGTTCAGTATCTGACTTACAGGATTATCTTCAGGATTAAATTCAAACTTAGCACCTGCAAGCTTATCATCAGCAACCAAGGCATTACCAGCTATATTTTCAGAGTCTATAAATGACTCAATCATTTTATAGTTTGCCGGCTCATCAACTCTATCAAGGAACCTTGTTATAAACCCATTCTCATACCAGTTAAACATCCTACGGACGCTTATCCACCTATCCTTCGGATCTACCGTTCCCGGATATGCTGCTGTATCATTCCCCCAGAGCCTTAATCCCACTTGATTAATAACAGTAACTACACCTTCAGCATTTATTATGTTCCCCTCAATCTCGTCAAACATGACTTCCGTACCATCTGCAAGACAAGCATTGTCAATATTTACTATCTTGTTAGATATTGACTTTACCGGAATATCACTATTTTCTATATCAAGTTTAGAACACATAGCCCCAGCTATTGCTGATAATGCCACTACTTTTCCACCTGTTTTAGCCGCCGGATAGAAACATACAGCATACTTGGATGTTGCACCTATCTGCTCTTTAGCTCTTCCTACATCTGTATATTTAGCAGCTGTAACGGTAGATATATCAATAAGACACATGCTTCTGAACTTGCCGTTTATCTTCTCACACTTTCCTTGGAGTGCAGCAGCTACCGTCTTATCATGAGACCAACCCGGAGCAAGCAATAATCCCGGTACAATTCCAAAAGTCGGAAATACTCTTCTTACAAGCTCTATACCTGTCTCTTTTCCATGTACAGCATCATATCCGCCTACAATGTCTGAAACAGTTACGGCGGCAGGGTTTATTTTATCCGCTGTTATTTTAAGCTCTGTAGCTCCATCATGCGCTGACCCCGGAATTAATGTAATAATTACAGTACCGTCTTCAGCAAATACAGCAACATAGTCTGTACTGTTTGCTAATGTATCACTTCCGGCTTTTACTACTAAAGTATCAAGTAATACATCTTTTTCATTCAACACGGCTCTTTTATTTACTACACTTACCGTTTTTTCAGGCATATTAGATTTATGCTTTGCAGGGTCTAATACATTAATAAAAACCACCGGTGCAACTGCTGATATTCTAAAGCTTGCATGCATTGACTGGCACAAAGTATAGTCTTTATAGTTCTCTGAAAATCCCAACTCATTCTTTGCACCATCAAAATCCCTACAAAGAATAAGTTTATTTGTTATATTTCTCGGATTTTTAGCAAGATTTATAGGTGCTGTTCCGACTACTACCTGAAGCCCCGCATATCCCATAGCAGGCTGTTCAAGTTGCGTATCAGTTTCAAAAACCCTTATCCCATGCTTATATTCTGCCATTTTCTAACTCCTCCTCTATTTTTTTGTATAACAAAGATAAAGCACTTGTCGGATTCCTCAGCTCAGTAAGTGCTTGTGAATATTCTGAAAGCGACACTATCATCGTCGCTAATGTCGGCAATGTGTCGCATTTATTTTTTAATACTTCCGTTATCCCATTATTAAATACTGTATTTGCTACTACAATATTCTGTATAGTGGGACCCACATATACAACTGACTCTTGTTCTAAACTTCTAGCCACCTGTACAGTAGTCGTTTCTTCCTGCATGATATCTTCAGGTTTTATATCTTTTTCTAAAGGTTCTTTCTTACTCATTAAGTAAACCTGTCCTCTCTTTGTATTTGTCTGGCTTTCCAAGTAGTATCCATACCACCGAAAGCATAATGATAAGGCGACTCATCATCAATCCCCCATTCTATGTCACTTGCAAGTGCAAAATGCTTTGTATGCGGTCTTTCTATAAGCCTTTGTTTTATTCTCTGTATACAAGTAAGCAAATCCTTGTTAGCATTTCCGGACTTACTTAAATTTTTAACCCCTATAAGAATTAATATTCTCACACTTTCAGGATTATTCGTACGTCCATCAAGTGAAGTTCTTCCGCTTAAAATTCTTACAACGGTATAAGGCACAGGCACATTATCTGTATCCGTTGCCTTTAACGGTATATCCTGAGCATAAACCTGCATCAAGACCTTGTTTCCTTCTTTGTTTTCAAAATACAAATCTTTAACTTCTTCCTTAATCACTTCTATAAGCTCATCTTGTAAAGCTGAAGGCGTTAATCCTTCCATTAACTCGCCCCCTTTGTCAATAGTTTAGCTACTTCTTTTGATATGTTCTCTTGCAGCAATTCATCTACTTTACTTCTCGGATACCCATGTTCACCACCAAGCATTGACGGAACAGATACAGAATACAAAGACTTCAACCTTTGATTATGTTTTGTGATCTTTCCACTTCTGCTCCGCCTTGACTTAATTATTCCACCGCTATCTCTTTGAACTACCGCTGTATGTCCACTACTAAAAGTAGTTATAAATGCCTTGATATCTCCTTTTATCAGCTTTTCAAGTTTGCTTGATTTAAGAACTTTAGCCTTAAGTACCTTTCCAGCCTTTCCTGAAACCTTGAAGTCAATCAAGTCATTAGCACTGCCCTTAGAACTTATTATTGCCTCTAAGTTTCCTACTGTAGCCTTTTTTAACTCCATTTTTTCTTTCAATGCGCTTACGTTAAACTTACCAACATAAGCCTTTGCAGTTGTTCTAGCAATCATTAACAGTGCTTTTTTTGCAGTGTCATTGATTGCTTTTCTCAAAACCTTATTGCTGTTTTTAGAAGTATTTTCTAAAACTTTATTTATTCTTGAAATATCGCTCTGAGATACAGTTATACGTATCAATGATCGTAAACCTCCAAACTTATCGAATATATGCCCATTTCATCAACCGAATCAGTAACTATATATTCTTCATTATCAAAAGTCATCAGCCTGCCTACATGGGGCAGACAACTTAAATCGTCCGCCCTTATGTAAAACATTAGATTTTTCCTATAAACACCGTCCACGTATTTATCAGTACGCCCTTTTTCTCTTTCTATAAGCTCATTTTCATCAAGCATTATGCTGACATCTTTACCGTCTATATTATGAACGTCTGAAAACTCGTTAGTGTTTATAAAAACATTACTGATGTCAGCTTTTATAATATCCTTAAAACTCATTATCTTGACTTTCTGCCAATAGGCTTATCATCTTTCTTTAAGTCCGACACACCTTCACTTATGTCTTCTTCTACACTTGCCTCAGCAACTGACTCTTCAGACTCTTCGTCTGCCTCAGCAACTGACTCTTCAGACTCTTCGTCTGCCTCATCATCCTCGACTTTTACGCTTTCATTATCAATCAAAAGCTGTAAAAATTCAGGATCACTTATAAAAACCTCGTCTCCTGGCACATATTGTTTAGTACAGTACAATATATGCCTTACTGCTATCGTTTTTCTCATACAACACCTATCCTATCTTGATAAGTATCGTCTTATCAGATGCCTTGGCTGATTTTATGCACCAACCGGCACTAGGATTAGTGCCTTCAGTTGCCGTAATACCGTCGGTAGTAGAATAATAAACAGGCTTGCCTATATCTATAGCCTCGCTTGCTTTCTTATTCACTTCCCACACACCCATGACATGTAGGCTACCAAGTTCATTAGGATTTATAGATGTTCCTGCAATACCTATCTTTTTATCAATAACAACAATATCCCCCGCCTCTATAACATTAGAGGTAGGGTTTACATAATCTATACTTTCCCCTCTGTTCCAATATGTTGCTTTCATTAGTTTCTCCTTTCAAATTAAGCTAACGGATCCGCTATCACGATTCCCGGGTTCTTAACAATACCTCTATAATCCATAACGGTAATACCCCAGTCAAGATATATATCCCATGTAAATCCGAGTACTCCCGGTGTTTCCATTCTTCTTATGTTCGGTATTTGCTGACCGTTTAAGAAGTCTATCTGTATAGTTGTTACATCATTAGAGTCGGCCATTAAAAACCAAGGTGCAGCTGCTCCATTTGCTAACACATTAAGAGTTGCATCATCCACTACATCAAGGTTATTTCTAAGTTGATATAAAGGATTAGCAGCTTGTGTATTACCTGAGGTTTCAATAGTTGGAGACTGGAATATTTTATATATATCCATTGCATATCCGACTGGCACTACTATAGTTTTAGGACTTACTATAATAGCCTCATCAAACTCATTCTTTTGTGTAGATAGAGCTAAAAGCATTTTATTTATAATTTCTGATGTCGGAGCTGTTCCCGTAGCTAATACATTCTTGTGAGTTGTTCTGTCAAATAACTGAACTCCGTCATAAATTATAGGACTGTTAAAAAGTACACTATATACTTGATTGTTTATGGTTGTCTTAGCTGACCTTGCATAACGCCCCGGCATTGTAGTTAAAAAGCCTATATCATCATCAATAAAAGCCTTACGGGACATAGTGAACTGTCTACCATATGTCCTAAGTTGTCTTTGCGGTCTCTTAGCATCCTGCGGAATATCATGTACAAGCTCACCGTTTTCAGGAACTTCTTTAAAAGCTCCTGCCGGACCTGCTATGTAGTAATTATCATGTTTCTTAAAATCACTGAGTGAACCTATTTTACAAAATCTTTCAAAAGTAGTATTTGTTTTTGTATACATCTCTATATATGACTTATTGATAGCTGTATCAAGAATTGCAGGGAAAGCCGCTTCAGGTGAAAAATATGTTCTTTCAGTAGTTATCTTGTCATATAATTCACTTGGAGAAAGTCTCATTAAAGAGTCTATATTTTCGCCCTGCCTTGATAATGACATTATTGCTATGTCCTTAAGAGACATTTTTCTAAAGTCATTAGCTCCTTCAGATGCCTTATCAAGCGGAATATCGCCGGATCTTAAGATCAATCCGTCGGCTGCCGCCGCCCTAAATTTGTCTTGTTCGTCTTTAATAACACTTATATCGCTTCTAGCTTTAGAATTAACTGGACTTTTTTCTTTCTTAAGCTTTTCAAGTATATCTTTTCTTACAGCCTCAACACTTGATCTGTTATTGATATAGTCCTTATAGTCCACTTCAAATTCTCTGCAAAGCTCTATGATTTCAGCACATCTTAAAGTTTCCTTAGCCACTTCATCATCTTCAGATATTCCCAAGCCTTTTTCGCCCTCATACCCTGTCATAAGCTCATTTAAATCATTTATTTCTCGTTGAAGATCATTGAAAAGGGCTTGTTCATCTTCCGTAAGATCCCTTGCTTCAGCTTTAGCTGTTTCAAGTAGTGCCTGCTGCCTTTTTACTTTTTCATCTATAAACTTCTTAAATTTCTTTACAATTGCCCTCGCTATACCCGCGTATTTGAAAAGAAACTTTTCCTCGCCCTAAATAAGGCTTGTTTTTCGATG